TCGACTGCCCCACCGCCCCCCGTTTGGAAAAAGTCAGCGAATTTATCGTTTGTGTCCTTCAGTATATCCGCAAGTTTTTCTTGGGAAACGCCAAAGTTTGCAGCTGCAAAAGACATTTCTTGAAAGCGCTCAACACTCACACCAGCAAGAGTTGAAAGATTAGTAATCTCTTTTGAAGCTTGTGTGGCGTTATCAATCATTCTTTGAAAGCCAACACTGATAGCACCAACCGATAACAAGCCGCCAAGCTTACCAGCAGAGATACTAAGCTTATCCATAGCTTTAGTTGTTTGGTTTAAATTAGTCTTAGACTTATGTGCAAATCTTTGGATCTTTTTATTTGCACGATCCATAGCCTTATTAAATTCACGATCTTTTGCAGAAAGTATAATGTTTAATTCTTCTGCACTAATCGCCATTTATCCGTACTTCCTTGCTAGTTCTTTTGCCTCTTCTAGAGAAGGTGCATTTTTGCCAGCCCTGTTTGGGCTATGCGCTTTTTGCCAACCATCGAAAACAATAAAAACATCTTTTGGGATCATGTTCCTAATTTCGTCAGGCTTTAATCCAGCTACTATTCCGTTTGCTATTATTTTACGGACTTCAAGCCTTGTTTGCTTTTGCGTGTAACTTTTTTTTTAGGCTCTGAGGCAAATGCGTCAGGCATAAACGCAATACCTAAAACAGCCTGAGCAATTTGGTAGAGCCGCAAATAATCAGCTGGGGAGCAATCTTCAATTATTGCATCAGCTTCTTGATCTTTTAAACCACCACCAACTAAGCCTAATGCTAAAAGATCTTTTATTTCTGTTGAAGTTGGTTTGCTACTGCGCTCAAAAAAGCTATCCCAAAATTCAAAAACGCCTCTATGCTTATCCTCAAATCTTTCGATCTCTTTAATTCTCAGAACAAACGTGTAGCTAATGCCGCCAAGCTCCTCAACTAAACCCCCTCTAGGGGCTTCAGCGGTAATAGCCATTATGCAGCAGTAAACGTTACAGCACCGTTACTTTCAAGACTTGTTGAGAACGTAACTCCACCTTCTGTTTCTCCACCAAACTCCAAAGACGTTACTCTAAAGTTCCCAGCATATGTTCCGAAATCTGGTATAAGAATTTGACAATTCATTGCTGGATCAGATTGCATTGCTACAGTGTTTAATCTAGCCTCAGCTGTCTCATCTAGAAAAACTCCATCAGCAGATAAGCTTACAGACTTCAGCCCGTTCAAGCTGCTTGCAAACAAAGCACCAGCTGGCGAACTTGCGTCAGGGGTTGTTACATCAATTGCACTGTTATTGATTGTAATTGTCTTAGAGTTTAGTCCAGCTAAAGAAGTAAAAACTTCTGAGCCGCCACCGTCACCGACTTTCAATAATAGTGCTCTACCTAGTTGTTTAGCCATAGTGAAAACTCCTTATCAGGCTGTTTGAATATTTGCGTTAAAAAGAATTGAGCCTTTATGCCCTCTATCATCAGTATTCTTTTCAACCATGTAATTTTCGCAACGTAGATCTATAAGATGAAAACCCGTCAGACTTACGTTTGTTTCTTGTCGATGAAGCGCTGTCCGGACAGCTTCTAAAATTCTAGTAGCTTCTACACGTCCAGTTGTTTGACTAAATGCCTCAATAAATAATGTTACCTCCGCTCCAATACTTCCGTCTGTATCGTCAGCGCGTGGAACAATGCCGCCAAACCTTATAAACGGATAGGTGACGGGGGTAGGGGCTTCATCATAAATTCTATCAGATACAAGAGCAGTTGTAGAACTATCAGCTGCTAACCTTGTCCTTACCGCCTTTTGTAATTCCAATGCAAAACCATTACTCATTTTAAACCGTTTTCTTTTGCAGCTTTGTTAATTGCACGTTTAATTTTCCGAATATGTTTTTTACCCAGCAGCAACCAAGTTGTCCTAATAAAACTATGTGGTTCAGTTTTACCTGTAGCCTTAAACTTTCCTGTTAATCTTGGCTGTCTAGTACGACTTGTGTATTGCCTACCAAACTCTACAGATAACGCTTTTATTTGATCTTTGGCTGTTGCTGGTGCAGCTTCCACAGATCCGACAAAACTATTTTTTCTAAATTCAAACTTTGCATGTATGCCTTGCCTTAGTGCTCCAGTATCACTTGGGGCAAAAGCTCTTGCTTTTGCAACACCGTCCAACGTTGAACTACGTACTGCATCGCCTATTAATTTTCGTTGCCGCCTTGGATATTTTTTAATATTTGCTGAAAGTTTTTCAAACTCAACCTTCAAGCCGCCACGCCTTTTTCCAAAACAAACAATGTAATGTCATTTTTAGCAGTTGGGCTTGTTATAGACTTTATCGCCCAAGTTGTATTTCTAGCAATCACACGATCTGACAAGGTAATTGTGTTTACTGTGCTGTCTGTCCTGACGCGCATATTTGCTTTTGCTACATCTTCAAATGCGCCTGTTTCATCGTTCATAGTACCAGAGCGCTCTACAATCTCAGCGAAACGGCTGATAAGATCTGACCAGCTGTCTTGTGTTACATTGCCAAAGTCATCAGCAGTTGCTGACATTCTTTGAAACCTGACACGATCTCTGAACAGTCCAGACCTAGCCAACCCACGAACTCCGTTCCATTGCTATTAGCTGCTCAACGCCAAAAGGTAGAGTTTTGGATATTGTTCCTATAAGTTCGTTTTCACGATTTTCATAATAGTTAGCGACTAGCATTTTTATGGCATGACGCACCGTGTCAGGCACACTTGCTGCTGTGTCACCATAACCAACAACATAGGTTATCTTTATAGCATCATCGCGCTTAAAGGTTACAGGCCAAGAATACCCAGATTTAGGGTATATTGTCTTGTAGCCTTTTGTACCGATTATATAATAATTTGACAGCGTGTCAGTTTGCAAAACGTTGTTTACGTCATAATATTCTATAGAAGTTACAGACTGAACTGGCGTAATACTTAGGTGTACTGTGGTTGCATGAAAATCAACATACTCAGCCCAGGTCTGTGTAATCATTGCTTTACCAAGCATTCCCGTGACGTCTAAATACTTTACTGCAACATTTATCAAAGATCCAATAACTTCATCATCGTCACTATGCTCAATACGCATATGACGTTTACACTCAGCAATAGTCACGGGATCGACTGTCGGAGCAGTAACTAACTCTAATCTATGTTGCAGAGGTAAATTCATTGTTACTCTTTCACAGCTGTCTTTTTCTCAACAACTTGCTTTGTTGCCTTTTCTACTTTCTTCTCTTCAACAATTTCAGCTATGCCGCGCTCAACGTATCTTTGCAGAGCGTCAGGGTCATTAATTTCGACAATATCACCAACGCTATTACTGAAACCAATACCAGCCATACTTTGAAGTAATCTTACTTTTGCCATGTTTATATTCCTTAAAAAAAGTGAGGGGGTTGTTTCCCCCTCACACTGCCATTTAAGCTTGGGTTAGCGCTTTGATTGCGCCCGTGTCTGACAAGCAACCGTCAAAACGGATATAACCTAAGACCCCAACATCAGGAGCAAAACGCTCTCTAAGCACTGTTATAGATGGAGCGCCTATCTTACGAACGTAGAAACTGCTCATGTCACCAAACAAGACTGACTTGTTACCAGTAGCGATAGATGCCATGTCCTGATTGACCATTACCGGATAGCCTAAAACTGTTTGAGGCATGTCAGCAGCATAACCGCCAATCTCCCACAAATATCTATTTTGACTGTCTTTCAGTTTTCTAACAGCTGATAGTGTGCTGTCATTCATCATCATAGCAACATTACCGCCTTTTCGATATGCTGGATCTACTGAGTGAACTAAGTCAATCAATTCATCAGCTGCAATTGCTGTCGCTGAGGCTGCTGTTATTCCAGCGCCAGCATTGGTTGCAATTCCTTCAACATCACTAGAACCTGATCCAGTTGTAAGTTTTGCGTTAGCAATACGGGCTAATCTGATTCCCAACAGTCTACCTAAGAGGCTTTCCATGTTAAGCACTGAGTCCTGCTGCATCTCGTGAGAGAAACGGATAAATTCAGTATTGAAGCCAAAAGCGTTAATCTGCTTCTGACCAAAGGTTACGTCTTTTCCACCGTCATCAGTTGGTGCAACGCCCTCAGTATGAGCTTCAGCAGTTACCGTTGTGTCATCAACAGTTGGGATTTTAAAAGGCTCACCACTTGTTGTATTAATAGTTGTGAACATGGTTGAGGTGTACATTTCACCGTGAGCTTTCATTGTCTCGATGATGACGTTTGAAAGGGTTTCTGGAACAGTAAAACCGCCTGACGTATTAGTGCCAGTTACTTGCACACGTTTTTCTATCAGTGCTTGCCTAGCTTCTGGTGAAACGTCAGCTAGACCACCTTTAGAAACGTACTCCATGAACGCAGCGCGATATTCCATAGTCTCGCCTTGATCTGTAGCTGGAGCAGTACGCCCTTCTACTTCTGGAAGCTTGGAAGTATCAGGAGCTTCTATAGCAGCCTGAGCTTTTTCAAGTCTTTCCTCACGATCAGCACGAGCTTGTAGCTTGTCGTGATCTGCCATCAT